ATCAAACCTGTAGGACCAGACATAGGCTGGACACCACAGATATCGTATGCAATCAAGTTAGGCATTGAGCGACGAACGAGCGAGATGAGAACGGGATCGAACGCACCAACGCTGGAGAATGCACCATCGGTATTGATGAAGTCACGACCTTGTGCGCCGTTGGGAACGGGAGCAAGGTTCGCTTCTTCACGAAGTGCCTTCTCTTGGTTTTCAAGCAAGATTGCCGTAACATTTCTACGGTAATCATCTTGAATGGGAGCCATTCCTTCGCAATTCAGAACTGGTCCCCACTTATCTTTCAGATTTTCAACAAGCATTTGTTCCATTAGAATCTCCTTCTTGGTTTATGAAACTTTGTTCTTATCGACCGAATTAATTCTGTTCAACATGTTTGTGTATGCAGACATAGAGGGTGACAATTCAACCGATTCATTTAACGCATCTTCTTCGGGGGTGGCATATTCCTCAACGAGAGGGGTTGGCACTTCAGTTTGAGTCTCCTCGTACTGATTAAAGAAGTTTTCTTTAAGTGTGGTAATTTTATCTTGGAATTCCGAAGCGGAGTCGAAGTCAACTTTTTCAGAGAGTTGACGGAATCGTGCCTCTTCGGAAACCGTTAAGTCTTTGGAAGCATCTTGATAGATGGATTCGCATTGTGCTTTGACCAAACCTTTTGACAACTCAACATTCTTTTCAATAGACTCATTGAGTTTGTCCTCAAGGGTTTCAATCTTATCATTAAGATTTTCAACAAGGTCAAGTGATTCTTCCGGCATTGTGACATAGTGAGTTTCAAAAAGTTCTTTCAAACCAACCATGAATGACTCAGTGACAGAGCCACGAATACCAGTATCGATTGCAACTTCATTTTCCTTCATCCACTCTTCAGTGACGTAGGAAAGGTACTCGTCAAGTTTAAGAGCAAGATGCTCTTTTTCTGCTTCAAGTTTTTCTTGGAATTCAGAGTAAAGTTCATCTCTAATTGCATCGACTTGATTTTCGATTGCCGTTTCAAACACTGCTTGGGCAGACATTTTGAAATCATCAGAGAAATCTTCAGAGGAGAATAACTCTTGGAAAGCCTCAATGGATTCCATAGCAGGTTTCTTTTTCTGTCCGGGTGTCATCATCATGCCAGACTCTTCCTCTTCGGATTTAGCCTTTTTAAACTTCATGGTTTGACCGGGAGTTGCGACTTCACTTTCGTCGTAGTATTCTTCCTCATCTTTATACATCTCACCCTCAACTTCGGTTTTGCCACCGGGCTTGACAGGTTTTGCAATTTTGGGTGTAACACCATCGGCAGATTTTGAACCTTCTCCATCGGCAGACATTTCAACGTCTGTGTCATCTCCACCAGAGGCGAGTTTGCTCTTCTTCATTTTCAGCATATCAGCCTCTTGAAGATCCGAGTTTTCGAGAATTTCCTTCGCAGTTTCTAAAGCGTTTTTAAGACTCATTGTTGTCTCCTTAGTCTTTTTTATTTATCTTTCATTATTTTTGAGAGGAAATCCGCGAAAGCATACAACTTTGCTTCCTCAAGATCCGACTTAGACGCACGACGGATATGCTTTTGATGTGCCTCAACGGTTTTCGCAGTAAGAAGACCATTTTCCCACACCCATTCTTTACCTTCCATAATCCCCTGAACAAAAGCATCAGGAGCAGATGGATCGGCTACAATATCAACGGCTGCGAGATTGAAGTCATCTTGAACCTCATTAATGCCATTTTTTTGCTTGAGTGACCCCATGCCTCTAGAGGAAACCCCAATTCGTACACCTTCTTTCACAAGGTCTTTGACGATCTTACCGTAAGGTGTATCAAGAATTTTTGCTTTACCGTAGATGTCGTTACCGTCAACACGAAGTTCTTTAATTAAGTGCGAAACTCTTTCAAGATTCAACTGTGGTCCCTCTGGGTGTCCGAGTTCACCCATCGCACGACCAGTTTTGACATACTCATTATTGTATCGTGTTACCTCATTCATCAATGTTTTCTTTGGGTACACTCGACCATTACGGTTCTTTTGCTCCGCTTGCATGAAGATACCATCAATATGATATTGCTTCTCACCGTTTACTTCTTCGGTGACAAGATTAACATTATCATTGACTTCTGTAATCAGTAACATGGTTTATCCTTATGGTTTGTTCATTGTCGATGCTTTCGGAACATTTCCGTGCTTTCTCTTGTCTTGATTTTTGATAGCCAACTTTTCACGCTTGAGTGCTGCTCGTTCTTGACGACTCATGCGAGGGTTGCCGGAGGCATCAAACATTCCCAAGTGTTGTCGCCTACGTTCAATGTCCTCTTCAACTTCTTCATGCTCTTCTTTCTTCATTGTCGATGCTTTCGGAACATTTCCGTGCTTCCGCTTGTCCTGATTCTTAATCGCCAACTTTTCACGCTTAAGTGCTGCTCGTTCTTGACGACTCATACGAGGGTTACCGGAAGCGTCAAACATTCCCAAGTGTTGTCGCCTACGTTCAATATCCTCGGCAACTTCTTCATCATGTTCTTCTTCACTTTCATTTCGAGGAAGACGTTTTCCAATTCGTCCTAATTTTCTTTTTGCCTTTTTCATGGCATCTCTGTACGCGGAAGTTCCGGGAACTAGGGTTTCATCAATTTCTTCAGATTCCTCTTCTTCCTCATACATCTCTTCTTCTTTTTTACCCTTGAAGTTTTTATCAACATAATTGAAGAACTCTTTTTTATCTTCTTCAGACTTCAGATCACCGGGAGAAGAGATACCAAATTTTTTCATGGCTTTCTTAAAGAAAGTATCATAATCGGTGTCCGCCTCACTAATATTTTGTCCCAATTCAAGGGCAACAATGTCTCTTCTTTCGATGAGGGCATCAGATACTTTTGAATTCATTGTGGACTCAAGCATTTCTTGTGCATCATTCAGTTTTCTATCAGAAATTGAATTGATAATTGCTTGACAAACTTCTAAATTATAATCGGTCATAAGATATCCCTTTTGATCCTTTCTTGAAAATAGTGCAGCATATCAGAGGCAGATTCCTGTGACTTACTGAGTTTATCCTCAAAGTTATCCTTATTCTTTTTATTTAGCCGAGAGTGGATTTCAAGCAGGTCACTGACCTCAGAATAATCCAAAAAACTCACGCTTGCATCCTCATGGACGAGTACGATACCATTCTCATCCGAATTTTTTAAGGACTCCACCGTGGCTTCCATACCCTCAAACTCTTCCTGCATTTCAGCCTCTTTAGCGAGTCTTTTTTGTTGCTTTGCTTGTAATTTTAAAATTTTCTTAGTCTCACGCTCTGCTTGTTCGGGTGTCATAAATGTGTCTAGTTTTTGTGGACCCTTACCATCATCAACATAAACAACGACCGGAGCAGAAACTCCCGAACCTACTTTTTTAAGAGTAACAATTTTATCCTTATATGGGAAAGTTCTTAAAAATAACTCTCCTTTCGGACGCATCGCGTCTGCTTGAGTATCAATTAACTCAAGATTTTTTTGAGCCAATGCAAGATCAATTTCTCCCATTTCGGCTTCCATTTCTTCTTGCTCTGGTGTCAACTCTTGAGGTTCAGCGGCTTCTTCTTTCAACTGAACTTTTCTTTGATTAATTTGTGAGTGGGCTTTTTCTGCCATGATTGATGTAAGATATGATTTCACAATATCTCTATTGTCCTCGCCAAGTAAATCAAAGATAAGTTTTGAATCTGACACTAGAACCCCTCTCTTGATTTGTCAGGCAACAAACCATTTTCTCTTTCAGTAGAAATTTGTTTGTCCATAGTAATTATATCAACCTCACTTTGTCGAAGAATGTTTCTGCGAACCCATTCTCTTGAGTAATAATCACCAATATGATCATTGATCTCTCTCAAAACATCAAGACGTTCTTTAAGAATTTCATATTCTTTGCTCTCTGTAAAATACGAATCTGAAACATATTCAAATCTTAAATCTTGTTGAAGATTGTACCACTCAGTTTCTTTAATGATTCCCTTAAGAATACATTGTGCGCGGAGAGCGTTAAGGAAGAGAAGATTAAATTTGTTTCTTAGCCTACTGATAAACTTTTGAAAGTTAAGTTCATCACGACTAATTTCAGAGGCACGACCCATGTTGAACCCAGTATCAGACTCCAAGCGAGACAGTGGAATATTTAAAGACTTGTATAATTTTTTCTCAAAATACAGGACATCTTCCATTTCACCCAAGTTTTCACCACCCGGTAGTGATGAAACTTCTGTGCCTTTACCACCTTCACGACGAGGGAACCAGTAGTCCTCTAACATGTTCATAAACTTACGATCATCTCTGAGTTCACCTGTGTTTGCATCATACACAAGTTTGTTACGATAACGATTCATAAGACCTTGAACATATTGCTCGGCTTTATTTTTAGGAAGAGAACCGACATCAACGTAAAAGATTCTTCGTTCAGGCGCACGAGAAAGTCGATAGATCACGGTGGCATCTTCGACCATTCTTAATTGATTCAACGGTTTAATTGCTTTTTGAAGATATGAAATGGCTCTTGTTCTTGACGGATCAAACAATCCAGATGGAAAATAATTGATAGCCTCTGGAGCAATTTCAATCGCTGAGGAGTCAGTTGGTTTTTCCCTAAAGATATAAACCTCTTTGACACCTTTAATTTTTTTAGCACCCGTGATCTTATCAGTTTCTTTTTCAACCTTTGCGATCTTTTTAATTTTTGCCGCATCAACAGGACGCATTTCGATAATACCCTTTTTGGGATTGGTCTTATCAACGATCATGTGATAATAACCCTTACCGTCAATGTACCATCTTCTAAAAATCTCAAACCCTTTATTGTTGAAGTCAAGGAGTTTTAGAATTGCAGCAAACTCTTTTTCGATTTTTCTACGAACTGTATCGGGAGTAGTTTTATTGTTGATGTTCACCGAGACTGGATATCTTTCACTCTCGCTGTTTACAATCGCTTCATTGCAAACATCTTCAACGGCTTGCTCCACTTCTGGGTGCATAGCCATTTCTCTATACTTTGCAATAAACTGAGACTCGGAGCGAAGCCCACCGTCTAGGTCGATACCTACACCAAAATACCCACCAGCATCAATTGGAAGGGCATCGTCGAGATCAGGGGTTACGAAAGATGATGCCTTCTTCTCAATTGGTTGTTGAGTTGCTAACGCTTCTTTTTTCGCTCTCCCTATTGAAATACCAAATAATTCAACAGGCATAATAATTTATCCTTTATTACTCTGTGGCAGGAGTTAAGGCTCCGGGGACACCAATAGAAGTATTACCACCAGTAGACACACCAGATGTTAAGAAGTAAGAATACGAGAGAGTCACTGCAAACTGTGACAAATCTTCATCAGCAGCAGACAGATCAACAGAACTTACGTTCGATGGATAGCAATACTTAAACTGATAAGACTTGATTGCTTTACCACTTCGGTCCAATTGATCAACATACCAGTCTGTGAAGAATGCAGATGAAAGATTGGTAACGGCATCTTGCACTTGCTCTACGTTGTCTCTAGTGCCATTGATGGAATCAAGCCACTGTTCAAACTTATTTCTAAGAACCATACCTCTGTCTGAAAGAATAGTGATAGTCCAATCTTCAAACACTCTTGAGGTAGGAATCTTAATAGTTCTTCCACGATAAGGTGCGATTGTTTGACCAATCGTTGAAGCCGGTAACTGGGCAGCCGTGCATAAGAATGAAACTGCGTTGTCAGCACCTTGATTACCAATAAAACCATTCACTCTAAAGAGGGCGTTTCGTACGCCGCCACCAACTGCGTCTTTGAATGAGTCAATGTTCATGTATTATCTCCTAGAGTTATGTATATCAGACTACCCCAGCGATTTCGTCAAAGTTAACACCTGTACGAGTCGCAATGAAGTTAAGTGTAATAAAGTTAATTGAACGGTTAGGCTTGATAAAGATATCAGCAACGAATTCATTTCTATCAATGACCTCTGCGGTGTTGTTACTCTCGTCACAAACAACCTTGAAATCAATCACACCACGGCGGCTTTGAACATCAAGCAAGAATGGCTCGATAAGGTTCTTGAACTGCGCTCTGGTAAATGAATCGTTGAATTCAAAGAGGCTGAACTTAGCCGCTGTGGCAATCGCTTTCTCAAGAACAATGAACAACCTACGAACATTGATTCTATCAAACGCACTTGGCTTCGAGAGCAAAGTCTTGTCGCCAAACAGAAGTGTGCCTTGTCCGGGGAAAGAAACAACAGGATTGATTCCATTAATATAGAGATCATCTCGTTGTGCTTTCTTGGGGTTCAAGGCAAGTTTAACAATATCTCGAACTTGTCCACGGTTGAATCCAGCGGGAGAGAACCATGTTTCGGTTGCGACATCGGATCGCACTGCGATACCTGCGATATCACCGTTCAAAGGAACGTATCGGAAGACATCATTGAATCTATCAAACTGATACTTGTAGCCAGAGTCAAGAACTGCGTAAGATGAAGAAATATTCAAGTTATTTGTTGAATAGTTTTCAGAGCCACCATTTGGTCCTGCATCTTCACCTCTTCGATAAGCAACGATATTTGCAGTTTGAACTTTAGCATCTCTTGGAGCATCCGTAGATGTAAGAAGTGCTGTTTTTGGTGGAGAAAGGAACGTAATACAATCTTTTCTCTTATCACAAATATCAACAATGCTTCTGGCTTGGGTATCAGTATTATCGCCACCCAAGAGAATCGAAACATCAACAGTTTCCGAATCCTCAAAAAGTTCGTAACCATTTGTGATGAAATCGTTCCCTGCTGGTTTATCAGCACGACCCCCTGCAAGAGAAGCATAGAAGTTTCTGTTCAAACGAACGTATCTTCCGTCAGTGATCGTTGAAGAAGCATTTGTTCCCCAAGGTGCGCCACCTGCTTGACCCTCATCATCATCAACGTGATCTCCCCACCAAATATGTTGTGAAGTTTCATTGATAATTGTTGGGTAGAAAAGTGATCTACCAAGATCATCTTTGGCATTTTGAGCAACAGAAAGACCATCAAAGGTTTCCAAAACAGTTTCTTTTGTGCCAGTGAAGAATCCGTCTTCATCAACAACCGCAATATTTACAAGGTCAAACGAGCATCCAGCCGCAACTGCGGTTGACGAAGTATCAGGGAGGACAGTTTGGAAATTATCTGCGTATCGCCATCGAACAAATCCAGATGTAATACCTGCTTGACCACTTTGAGTTGTTCCAACTGAGATCGTTCCGATGATATCCATGACAGACGTAGATGGGATTTCAGTAGATCCTCTAAACCCAGCAAAAGTATTTCCAAGAGAGATACCTTTTACAAGATTTTCACTGTCAAGAGACACACCAGTAATTGTTGCGTAACTTACGGTGACACCAGCGGCGAGTGTAGGACCACCAAGAAGTCTAACTCGCTGAGAACCATCAGTATGCACGGCTGATCTTGCAAGAGCAGTGTCCAGCACCAGAAGTTGTGGAACATCTGATGCAATGTGCGCACCATTAGAGAATCCGGTTCCAGTTCCGAATGTCACATCCAGATTGCTTACACCAGCGGTGAATCCAGTAATTGTTCTACTGCCAGTTCCGACTCGAAGTAAATCTTCATTTACAACTGGTGATCCAGTGCCTCCAGCAACGTCTTGAACAAAGAAAGTTTTATCAGCGGCTTCTGGTCCCGGCACATCATTACCGAGTGTAAATCCATCAGTCTCACCAGCAGGAATTGTAAAATTATCATTGATAAGTCGAATTCCAAATTCATTTCTGTTTGAAACAGAGACTTTCAATGAGTTGCCATAAAGTTTGGTTTGATCAACTGTGGAGCCACCAGCGTACTTAGCCACATAGTTATTACCACTAAGCGAGGCGGGTGCAATACCATCGGTGCTTGCGTATGTTTCATAATCATCTTCATTTTTAACTAAAAATCCCACACCATTTGTAGATGCATTTTTCGATGTAGTCTCATCAACAACGCGAACAAGTTTAAGATTACCACCATAACCCAAGAAGTTAGCAGCGGTGAACCAAGTGTCAGCGTTCAGATTTGATGGGTCTTTAAAGACCCGACGAAGATCATTGACGTTATTTACTGTAATTCTTTGTCCAATGGGACCGTACTCAAAGAAACCAGCGAAACCAGTCGCCGTTGTAGAAACAGCGGGAACAATGGTTGTCAGATCGATTTCTTTTACTTCAACACCGGGGCTGACTTGAAATGCCATAGATGATTCTCCTTGATACTAATTTATCTATCAAATGCCGACATTAGAGAACCCATCGTTCTCATCGATCACTTTCCATGTAGTTCCCTCGTCATCAGTGAACTCTAAATCAAGACCGACATCCATAAAACCAAAAGGTGTTAATTCCTCTTCCATCTTTTCAATTTTTTCACGGTAGAGTTTATCTCGAATATTTATGTCAGTTAAATCTTTAAAATACGGTTGCGTTGATGTCCAAGCAAAGAGAATAAGTGTTGAAACTAAGTCATCGTGGTGTCCGGTTTCTGCCTCGTATGATCCTTTTTTAGCGACAAACGCCGAGAGTTCATTGATAATATCGTAATCCTCGATCAAAAGTTTGTCCTGCTCGATCATCTCTTTGAGCATCGTGCATCCGACACGCTTGACCTTGGGACTCATGCGAACACCCTGCTGGACCTGATAGTTGCCGAAGCCACCATCCATGACTTGACCTTTTCGCCCACGCACTGTGGTGACCAATAGATTTTCATATTCCATCTCATTGTGCATAATATCAACAATCTCTTGACCAATATCGTTTACTTCTGTTAAGACATACGCTTTGTTGTAGCGAGTAGCCATCGCATATAAAAGGTTTGGCAACAGGAAGGGTGCGATTTGATTATTTTTATATTGAGCAACAACTCTGTATGGAGCCTGTGTGATATCAATCACTGTCACGGCGTGGTAGTCTAATTCTTGACCACGGGCGACATCTACTCCCATGAAATACTGGTGTCCCTCAATAGGCTCTTCGTAGACTTTCAAGCCATCCTCACGCTCTTGGATAGGTCTTTTGTAGTGTAGTGCCTTGAGTTTTGAGGGGGCTACAAGCGTCAGGATTGAGCCAAGAAACTCACATTCAAATTCTGCACGAAACTGGGCTTCCGATGTATTTCGGATTGTTTCTTTTTTCCATTTATCATCTCGACCCGGAACCTCTGACCAGTGAACCTCAATCGGAACATACGAGTTATTGCCTTCCTCCGCATCCTTCCAAAGTTTGTAATACATGTTCAACCCTTTGGGCGTACTAATAATCAAAACTTTTGTTTCTTGTCCAGCGGAGATTGTAGGATAGACCGAACTGAAAAACTCATCAGCCACGTTCTCAGGGACGAAGGCAAATTCGTCAAGGAAGATCATGTTGAAAGAACCACCTCGAACTGCCGACGAAGAAGTTGAAGATGCAAGAATTTTAGACCCGTTTTCTAAAACAATTGAACCTTTGTTCCATTCCACGACACCCTGCTGAAGCCATTTTGGCAGATGCTCGTATGCCAACTTCAGACGACCAAGAAGATCGCGTGCTGTTGCAAGTTTGTTGGCTAGAATTGCAACATTCTTTTGAGAATTGAACAAAACATAGTGAAGCAAATATGAAATAACAACTGTGGATTTTCCTGACTGTCGAGGCAATTTCGCAATCACGAAGCGATCATTGTGCATACTATCGATCATTTTTTTCTGATACTTGTAAGGCTCAAAGGGAACTAGACCCTCATCCAGCGATACGATCTTGACAAAGTTTTCAATAAAATACATGGGATCGGCTACGCACTTGGCATATTCTTCGATCTGTTCTTTTGTAAATTGGGTTTCTACACCGGATGCCTTCAGGTTAATATTACCAAGATAGGCTTCGTTATCATGCTTCTCCGTCATTTCGTATTCTCTTCACTTTCTTTTTAGGAATTTGTTGTTGAACAAGTTCCTGCAACTCTTTTGTAGATCCAACAAAGAAAGCATTGTTCGTAACCTGTTTCTTTGTTTCATCTTTTTCAAGGTCTTTCATTTGTTTATGAACATCAAGCAATTCTTTATTTGCTTCTGTTGCCGTTTTGAGAAGTTGGGACACCACCTCGTAGGCTCTTGGGCTATCGCTCTCGGATGCAACTTTCAAGATTCCGTCGATGGCAATTTTACTATTATCAATTACGTCTTTTAGGTTTTCGCGGACCTCACCATAGTCTTTTCGCTGATCCATCTTTTTTCTTTCGGGAAACTTGGAAAGATCAACCTTGACAGGCTCACGGCGAACGATGTCGGTATCCGAAACATCGTGTGTCGTTTTCCGCACCTCTGTAGGCTCTATGTTTAAAGCATTTTCTAAAGGATTTTCATTAAT